ACGGATAATGATGTCCGCAAGCTTCAGGTTTCCGGCTTCTACCGTGACGTTGATCTCCCGGTTTCGAGCGGCGAGGACGACCGCGACGAGGTCAAGGAGAAGATCGACGAGATCCAAGGCACTGAGCGCACGTCCTACAAGGATGATGTGCGGGTAATCCTCGAGATGCACGTTGAGCTGGACATCGAAGGTTTCGAAGACACCAACGCCGAGGGCATGCCCACCGGCATCAAGCTTCCCTACATCGTCACACTGGACCGAGATTCGAGGACCGTCCTGTCGATCCGCCGCAACTACGCGGAAGAGGATCCGTTGAAGCAGGCGATTCCGTACTTCGTCCACTACAAGTTCATGCCGGGTTTGGGCTTCTACGGGTTTGGCCTGACTCACATGATTGGGGGCCTTGGCCGCGCTGCGACAAGTATCCTGCGTCAGTTGATTGATGCGGGTACGTTGTCGAACCTCCCGGCGGGTTTCAAGGCTAGGGGAGTTCGGGTTCGTAACGACGACGAGCCCCTACGACCGGGCGAGTGGCGGGACATGGATGCACCGGGCGGAAACATCAGGGACTCCCTGATTCCCCTGCCCTACAAGGAACCTTCGGCTACGCTTGCGCAGCTGCTGGGTGCGCTCGTTGAGGGTGGGCGCCGGTTCGTGTCGATTGCTGATCAGCAGGTCAGCAACATGAACCAAGAGATGCCGGTCGGCACTACTGTGGCGATGCTGGAGCGCGGCATGAAGGTCATGTCCGCCATCCACAAGCGCCTGCATTACGCGCAGAAGAACGAGTTCAAGATTCTTGCTCGGATCATCGCGCAGTATATGCCGCCGGTTTATCCGTATGCGGTCGAGGGCGGGATGCCTCAGATCAAGCAGGCGGATTTTGACGGCCGGGTGGACATTATCCCGGTCAGCGATCCGAACATCTTCTCGATGGCACAGCGTGTGGCTCTGGCGCAGACCCAGCTGCAGATGGCGCAATCGGCACCGCAGATGCACAACCTGCACGCGGCGTACCGTCGGATGTATCAGGCGCTTGAGGTGCAGAACATTGACGAGATCCTGCCCCCGCCCGCGCAGCCGCAGCCCAAGAACTCGATGATCGAGAACGGGGATGCGCTACAGGGTCTACCTCTGATGGCGTTCCCTGAGCAGCACCACGCTTCGCACATTCAGGCGCACATCCTGTTGTTGACGACGCCTCTGGTTCAGGCGTCGGCCCCTGTGCAGGGCAGCCTGTATGCCCACATCATGCAGCACATCAGCTTCTTGGCCCGGCAGCAGGCGCTGGAGGGTGCGCAGAATCTGATGAACCAAGCTCGGATGTCCGCGCAGCAGGGTCGGGCCAACCCGGCCGAGGTTGAGCAGCAGATCATGATGACGCAGCAGGCGCTCAACAACCCGCAGGAACTGGAGGCCTACGTGGCGCTGCTTGAGGCCCAGATCCTCCAGCAGATCCTGCCGCAGATGGTTCCGCAGCCGCCAGATCCGAACGCTGATCCGCTGGTTCAGATCCGCAATGCCGAGCTTCAGCTCAAGCAGCAGGAGCTTCTGGCCGACTCTCAGAACGATCAGAACAAGCTGATGCTTGAGATGCAGAAGCTTCAGCAGAAGGCGGCTGGCGAAGCTGCGCGCTTGGAGCTTCAGGAAGACATCGCCGAGGAGCGGAACCGCGTGAACCGGGAGCGGATTGCTGCTACAATGATGATGGCGCAACAGCGTGGTCAAGGGAGGGGCTGATGCCACTCAAGGAAGGAAAATCCCAGAAGGTCATCTCCGAGAACATTCGGACGGAGATGGAGCGCGGCAAGCCCCAGGACCAAGCGGTTGCGATCGCCCTGTCAAAGGCGGGCAAGTCGAGGAAGCAGAAAAAGGCTGATGGTGGTATGGTCAAATCCTACAGCCCCATCGCCCGACCCCAACGGTTTAGCGGCATATACTGAGGAGACCTCCAATGCCCGAGATGAAGAAGAAAAAGTCCGACAAGAACAAGCGGATGATGCCGATGTCGCCGCGCCCTGTTCCGCGCCCCGATGACATGGTTTCGGCCGACGAGGCCCGCGCCGTTGAGGGCGGCAACCGCTCGGCTCGCCACAACGCTGACGAGTACGAGAGCCTGGTCGAGCAGAAGAACTACCGCGACGGCGGCATGGTCCGTGGCTGTGGCCCCGCCCAGATGTCGGGCAAGAACTTCCGGGGCACCTTCTGATGACCACGCTCGTGATCAGCATCATGGGCGGCACCGAAATCCCGGTCGACATGTACGACCGGGATGACGACGATGACATGTCCTGCCCCCTCGCCACCCGCGATGCGGATGTGAACGAGGAGAACAAGATGGAAGCCGTGGAGGACGCGAACTATCGTGACCCCTCGGCGGATGGTGGCTTTCGCCTGAGCGAGGTGTGCGGCAACTGCGGCGCCTACAACCAGACGGAAGACATGCTTGAATGCATCGGCGATGAGTCGGGGAACTTGGGCTACTGCCAGCTATACAAGTTCGTCTGTGAGTCTGCCTACACCTGCGATAAGTGGGTGAAGGGTGGACCAATTACATCCGAGGTGCAATCAAAGTACAAAGATAACTTCTAATGGATGTTGTAGACTTCGCAAAGTATATGTATAAGTTGTTGCGTACTCGTGAGTCCGATCTGGCGGATGCCTTGGCTCACGGTGCAGCACGGGACTGGGAACAGTACCAATCTCTGGTAGGCGAGATACGGGGCCTCTCCTACGCACGGGAAGAAATGAAAGCCCTGCTGGAGAAACACGCTGACGATGTCGAAGACCTTATATCTTCCTGACCACGTCGCGCAGAAAATCAACAAGGAGCGATCGGAAAAGAAGTCCGATCTCCCTTCGGTTGAGGGCGCGTACGTCAACCCGCAAGAGCGCGTTCTGGACCCCTCTCTTCTGGAAAAGTCCCTTGTCGATCGGCTCCCGCAACCAACTGGTTGGCGGGTTCTTGTTATGCCGTACCAAGGCAAGTCGACAACCAAGGGCGGCATCCACATCCCGGACGAGGTCCGTGAGCGCGAAAAGGTGGCGACGGTTGTTGCCTATGTGCTGAAGCTTGGCCCCTTGGCGTACAAAGACCCCGACAAGTTCGGTGTTGATGAACCGTGGTGCAAGGAAGGCCAGTGGGTGTGCATTGGCCGCTATGCTGGCTCCCGCTTCAAGATTGATGGTGGAGAGGTTCGCATCATCAATGACGATGAGGTGATCGCCACACTTCTGAACCCGGATGACATCCAGCATGTCTAAGGAGAATCTGATGTCTGACAGAGATGAGCAGGATCTTGACGATCAGGAGATCGTTGTAGAAACCGAAGAAGAGGAGCAGGAGACTGCTCAGGCTGATGATGATTCTGGCGAAGAAGAGCTAGAGTCTTACAGCAAGAACGTTCAGAAGCGCATCGCCCGCCTGACCGAGAAGTATCGGAAAGAAGAGCGCGATCGCGAAGAAGCTGTTCGCATGGCCCAGCAGCTGCTGCAGGAAAAGCAGCAACTTGAGTCTCGGCTCAAGCAGCTGGACAGCGGATACCTGAACGAATACGGCGCCCGCATTGAAGCCCAGGTTAATGCAGCCCGGCGCGCATACAAGGATGCGTACGAGGCGGGCGACAGCGACAAGGTTATCGAGGCCCAAGAGGCGCTGTCCAAGGCGATCAATGATCAGCAGCGCTATGAGCTGGCCAAGCGCCGCGCCGATGAGCGCGTGCAGGTGCAGCAGGCAGAACCTGCCCCCGCGCAGCAGCCCACTCAACAGCAGGCTCAACCGGCTAAGCCGGATCCCAAGGCTCAAGGCTGGGCAGAGAAAAACTCGTGGTTCGGTCAGGACGAAGTCATGACCTATGCTGCGTTTGGTATTCATCGTCGACTGGTTGAAGAAGAAGGCTTTGACCCGACGAGCGATGATTACTATAATGAGATCGATCGGCGAATGCGCGCGGAGTTCCCGCACAAGTTCAAGGCCGAGCCGAAATCGGGTGGAGGAAGCCGGGTCGCTTCTGCCGGAGCCTCCGCATCCCGCAGTACCAAACAGGGGCGCAGGACCGTGAAGCTATCACCGTCGCAGATTGCCATCGCGAAAAAGCTGAACGTTCCTCTCGAGGAATACGCCAAGTACGTGAAGGAGTAAGGCGATGAATGAACGAGCACCCCGGTCGACCCAAACGCGTGAAAAGTCCACGCGCCGTAAACCTTGGGCACCGCCCAGCCGCCTCGATGCCCCCGAACCGCCTGCCGGTTATGTGCATCGTTGGGTTCGGACCTCACTGCGCAACGAAGAAGACAAGATGAATGTCTACTCGAAGTTGCGCGAAGGATGGGAACCTGTCCGTGCGGACGAGTATCCCGACTACGAGGCGCCGACCATTGATGAAGGCAAGTATGCCGGAGTCATCGGGAATGGTGGCCTGATGCTGTGCCGTATCCCTGAAGAAACAGCTCATGAAAGAACCGCGTATTACGGGAACCGGACCCGCGAACAGATGGTAGCTGTGGATCAGGACTTGATGAAGGATCAACATCCTTCAATGCCGATTTCTGCTAATCGGCAAAGTCGTGTGTCCTTCGGCGGTCGGAGATCCGACGCCGAGTAACCTGAAACTGAAGGATTTGCCAAATGGCTAACCAAGACGCCCCCTTCGGTCTTCGCCCTGTCCGCGTGAACGGTTCGCCCTTTTCGAACCAGCAGAACCGTTACCGCATTGCGGCCAACTACAACACTTCGATCTTCCAAGGTGACCTCGTCAAGGTTGTCACCGGCGGCGGCATCGAGCGTGTTGCGGCTGGCGGCTCCGGTCTGATCCTTGGTGTGTTCAATGGATGCACCTACACCGATCCGACCTCGGGCAAGCCCGTCTTCTCGAACTACTACCCCGCCTCGACGAACGCGTCGGACATCATCGCCTATGTGGTTGATGCGCCCGACACCGTGTTCGAAGTCCAAGCGGACGCAGCATTCCCGGTTGCGGACCTCTTCGGTAACTTCGACATCGTCGACAACTCGCCGGTTGGTGACACCACCTCGGGCATTTCCAACATGGAGTTGGATGTGACCACGGGTGCAACCACCGCCACCCTGCCGCTCAAAGCGATCGATGTTTCTCAGGATCCGCTGAACAGCGACGTTGCCACCGCCAATACGAACGTGCTTGTTGTCATCAACAACCACCTGTTCAGTGCTGGTACGGCTGGCCTGGCCTAAGAGGAGCTGAGCAATGGCTATCTCTCGCGCACAACTTGCGAAAGAGCTGGAGCCGGGCCTTAACGCCCTCTTCGGCATGGAGTATGCTCGTTACGAAAACCAGCATGCTGAAATCTACACCACCGAGTCCTCGGATCGTGCGTTCGAGGAAGAGGTTATGCTGTCCGGCTTCGGCGCTGCGCCGACCAAGTCGGAAGGTTCGGCGATCTCGTTTGATAACGCCAACGAAGCATACACCGCTCGGTACAACCACGAGACCGTCGCACTGGCGTTCTCGATTACCGAGGAAGCGATTGAGGACAACCTTTACGATCGCCTCGGTAGCCGCTATACGCGTGCTCTTGCTCGCTCAATGGCGCACACCAAGCAGGTCAAAGCTGCCGCTGTCCTGAACAGCGCGTTCGACACGAACGTGACTGGCGGCGACGGCAAGGCTCTCTGCACTACGGATCACCCGCTCACCGGCGGTGGCACGTTTGCCAATGAGCCCACCACTCCTGCTGACCTTAACGAGACCTCGCTCGAAGATGCCCTCATCTCGATTGCTGGTTTCGTTGATGAGCGTGGTCTGAAGATTGCGCTTCGCGGCACGAAACTCATCATTCCGCGCCAGCTTCAGTTTGTGGCTGAGCGTCTGATGGTTTCGAACCTGCGCGTTGGCACGGCGGACAATGACGTGAACGCGCTCCGCTCCATGGGCATGCTGCCTGAAGGCTACGCAGTCAATGACTTCCTGACTGATCCTGAAGCCTTCTTCATCCTGACGGACGCTCCTCGTGGGTTCATCCACTTTGAGCGGGCACCCCTGTCCACTGCAATCGAGGCAGATTTTGACACCGGGAACATGAGGTTCAAGGCCCGCGAACGTTTCTCGTTTGGCTACAGTGACCCTCGCTGTGTCTTTGGTTCGCCCGGCGCAGCTTAAAAAACAAGGACTTAGATCCGAGTCAACCCCCGCTTCGGCGGGGGTTTTCTTTTTCCCCAGCTTCTGTTACGTTCCCTGTATCAAATGAAAGGGAACACATGAACCACCCATCTAGCAGAACCGAGGCCAAGGCACTTGGCGCCAAGTACTACTACACCGGAAAACCGTGTAAGCACGGGCATATTTCCCTTAGAGAAACCAAAGGCACTTGTATGGAGTGTCGCACAGAACAAACCCGCAAGGATAACGAGAGACGCAAGCTTCTTCCCAAAAGCGTCGCCGCAAAAGAGGCTGGTCGACGGTACTATGAGAAGAACAAGGATCTTGTGAAAGCGCGGGCCAACAATCAGACTGTGGAAAAACGTCGGCAGTATCGAGCCAAATGGGCCAAAGAAAACAAAGAAGCTGTTCAGGCCTTTAACAACGCGTGGAAACGAAGAGCCCGAGAAGCCTGCCCTTCGTGGCTTACACGCGAGCAGAAAAAGCAGATCAATGATTTATATCTCACTGCCCGAAAACTGACTGCTGCTACGGGAGAAAAGTATGTTGTGGATCATATCGTGCCACTTCGCTCGGATGTAGTTTGTGGGTTGCATGTTCCGTGGAATTTACGCGTCATCACGCACGAAGAAAACTGCAGGAAAAGCAACCGTTGGGATGTCTCTTCCCATCTAGGGGTGGATGGGGTATGATGACCCCGTTCCTGACAGCCACCCCGGCTGACATCGCCAAGACAGGAGACCAACATGGCGAAGACTACTTTCCAAGGCGTTGTCCGTTCCTTCGGCGGCGTCTCCAAAAACTCCACCACCATCCCCGGCGTCATGACGCAGTCGGTTGTCTTCGCGGCAGATCCGACCGCGACGGGTGCGACGGCTGTGCGCGTAGGCACCTCGGCCTCGACCGGCAAGGTTCTTGTTCTCCCGGCGGGTGCGGTTCCGATTTCGGTCATGACGATTGGCGGCGCCACGAGCACTGGCGGCGGCACGACGATCGACATCGGCGGCACGACCGCGACGGGTGCGATTGATACGGACGGCCTGTTCAACGAGGTTGACGCGGACACCAAAGGCACCGTGAAGGGTGCGGATGGTGCGCTCGTTCTGGCCAGCGGCCTTGCGGTCAACACCACGGTTTACGCCGTGGCTGGTGGCACTGCGGCGACTGGCGGCACCTTCGTCGGCGTTCTCACCTACACGATGACGGACGACGGGTCCGAGTCCAACTAAGGGGATCGGACATGGCTGGTTCTGACGTACGGTCGGTACACCTTACGGCCGACACAACCGCCGCAAGTGCAACGTCGGTGGCCGGAGCGGCCACCGTCACTGCCACTGGCGGCTTCACGCTGACCGCGACGGGTGGCGTGACCTTCAATGCTGCGCGGATCATCACCGCAACGACGGCCGGTACGAGCGATGGCGGCAAGATTGTTACCATCGTTGGAACCGACATCAACGGCAGCGCGCTGACGGATGCCATCACGCTGGCCAGCACGGCGACCACGGTCTCTGGCACGCAGTACTTCAAGAGTGTGACCTCGGCCACGATCGACACAACCTCGACAGGGAACGTGTCGCTCGGGAATGGGGCCGGTGCTGCGGACGTGATCTTCCAAGAGCGTGCCCGTCTCAAGGGCGCGTTCATCGTGAACGCCAGCAATGCTGGTGTGATCTCGTTCGTGAACGGGAGTCCGGTTGGCACGGTGAAGATGAAGCTGGGGACAGTT